CTTCCCGAGGCGATCCAGCTTGTAATCTACGGCCAAATCTACATGCGAAGGCCCGAACAGGAGCCTCATTTGAGCGGCCATAATCAGCACGTCCGCAAGTTCCTCGATCACCTTTGCGGCTGGAACCTTGCCATCTTGGAAGTGGTGCAGCACAACGGTCAGCTCTGCACATTCTTCGGCCATCTTCATGATCTGCCGGTCGCACCCGTAGGAGGCCAGGGCAGCGCGTAGGATCGTCTCATTCATGGTTCCTCCAGGTAGTCGTTAGGCGTAGATCAGCACCCAGGCCCACGCTGTAAGGCCAATCGTCAGGATGAGGAGGACCACATCCTCACCCAGACTGTATTTCACGGTCCTTGGATAATTGCTAATCATCATGTCGAGGGCTCGCGCAACGATTCCGGCGATGCCAAACCAGAAGGAGATCTTGATGTAGAGGTTCATGTAGTGCTCCTTGTATGGGGTTTTGGGTGGTTAACCCGACGCTCATGCTCGCAAAGCAGGAGAGTCATGGCAGCCGCCGGGTCTTGGTTGTGTCATGGGTGCGAGGCCCGCTGCGACGCTCGTCGGGCATGGGCAGCAGCAGGACCGCCACCAGGCCGAAAAGGAAGAGGGCGAAGAGACAGAGCTGGTAGTCGAGGTTGGGTTCAGGCATGGGGCAACTCTCCGCAATCCTCGGATGGTTCAGGTGTGCGACCTGTCCGTTCGGCGTATAGCTTGCGGAGATCCCGCACATGCTTGATGTGATCGGCCTCGTTCCGCCGCATCTCCCACTCCTGCTGATCGGCGTAGCGGGTGGCGCGTAGGGCATGGACACGATCCCGGTCGCGCTTCCTGTATAGATCCCGTGCGGCCTCTTCATCCTGCGTCAGGGGCCGCACCTGCACCTTGCGGGCCGCCTTCTCACGGGCCGTCCGTTCCCGGTCAAGATCTCGGAGGATCACGACGAGTCCGAGTAACCAGAGGGGGATGAGAACCACGAAGATCATCGCTGTCCCTCCTTCATGGCCTCCCGGATCGCGGCCCGACGGCGCTCCCGGTACTCCCTGGCCTTCTGGCGGTTGTATTCGCGGGTGGCACCGGACCAGGCGGGCCTCTTGTGTTTCCGGCCCATGGGCTCCCGATAGATGTAGTCGGCACGGGGCATGACGACGGGTTTTTGCCGCTCGAACTCGACGGTGACGCCCTGCATGGAGACGGCGCACTCCAGACGTCCCTTGGTATCAATCCACCGTTGCATGGCGCGATACCAGGCGATGGCCTCGGTGCTGTCGGGGTTGTAGGGACGCGGCATTTCGGGGCGCCGGGCGAGATGGGCGGCTAGGGCTTCAGCGGGGGTCATGCGGACTCCTCCACCCAGGCTCGCAGGTCCTGGATACTGTAGAAAACAGGGATCTGCCATTGCTCAGCCTGGAGAAGCTCCATGCGGCATCCACGGGATTTCTCCCAGTCTGGACAGAGCAGCATGGCGTCAGACCTGGAGAGCATGGTCAGGCATTCTTGCATCGCCGGTCCCCAGGCTCCCTTGGCGCTCAGAGTGGGGAACGGAATGACCGCTATGTGGGGCACCAGGGGCGTTGCCCCGATGTCGCGGACCTGTGCCCCGCAGGCGATGGCCCGCTGGGTGTTGACCCCCATCAACTGCTCGCTGGCGGCGGTGTAGGGAGAGCTGACATAGACGAGGGGGCGCATCACGGCTCCTTCTTCTTCAGTTCGGCCATGACGGCGGACATGGGGATCATGGTGGTCTGCCACCAGACCTCAGACGCCATGATCCCGTGCTTCACGCGGTAGGAGAGGGTGGTGCCGGGCACCTGGAGGATGCGGCTGGCCTGGGCCGGTAGAACGTGGGACGGGGCCAGGATGATGCCGTGGCGGGGTTTCACCGTGCTGAGGGCCGCCAGGACATCCTGCGGGTGGTCCCAGCCCCAGGCGTTGAGGTAGGGACGTAGGGCGGCGATGGTGGGGTGGATGCTCACAGGGGGCCATCCGTGTCGCGGTCCGGGCCGCTGAGGTTCGCCTGCGCCCGTGTGGCGTAGCGCGAAGCCAGCCATTCGAAAAGGCCCCTGGTGATCGCCTTGCTGGTGATGAGAGCCTCTTCGATCTCGGCAGTAGTGGGCTGGTTAGTGGTAAGCGCCGTGAGCTTGGCGATTAGATCGGCGATGACCTTCGGGGCTTTCTGCCCGGTGGACGTGGTGGGAGTCATGACAGCCCCTTCCTGTGGGCCTCAGCCATACGGAGCGCCTTGGCGCGGGTGAACTCAAAGGCCGCCGCCCGTTCCTCGGATTCCGCACTACCGTCATCGGGGAACTCTTTGGTGTTGCTCACCCGGATGCCGATGGCGTCCCACTCATCCACGGAGTACCAGAGGCATCCCATCCGAACATAGGGGGTGCCGTCATCAGCGACCACGGCCCAGCACTGGTAGCTGTAGAGCCCCGTCATGACCACTACCGCAGCCAGCCTCAGATCGCCCCATCTTGCCCCGGCGAGGTTTGCCTCGGTGAGGTTCGTTCCGGCGAGGTTTGCACCGTCGAGATCAGCCTCGGCGAGGTTTGCTCTGTACAGGTTCGCTCCGGCTAGATTCGCCTCTGCCAGGTCCGCTCCGTAAAGGCTCGCCTTGCCTAGGTCCGCCCCAGAGAGGTCCGCATAGGCGAGGTTTGTCACTGAGAGGTTCGCCCCTGCGAGGTTCGCTCCGGCAAGGTCTGTGCCGTGGAGGTTCGCCCCGGCGAGTACCGCCTTGGTGAGGTTCGCCCCGGCAAGGTCCGCGTCAGAGATGTCGGCACCAGCGAGATCCGCCCCGGAGAGATCGGCGCCGGAGAGATTGGCCCCATACAGGTCCGCCCTGACGAGTTTTGCGCCTGAGAGGTCCGCACCGGGGCCGGGGGTCACGGGAATGGTGGAGGTGGTCATGCGAGCACCTGCGCAGCAGGGGGGCGAACCATGTTGACGGCGGCTTCCAGGGCGTCCATGGCGGCATCCTCAGCGGGGCTGGGATCGGGCGTCGCCATGGCGGCCTCGATAGCCTCCCGCTTCGCCTTCATCTGGAAGGCTTCCTCCAGGTGGTCAGCCAGGGCACGGAGGGCGCTCACGGTACCCTCCGTGCAGGTGGGGGACATGGTCATGCAGCCCATGGACAGGTGGAGCCAGGGCTTGCTGACGCCCCGGTCGGGCGCGTAATGGATGGCGGCGGAGATGTCCTCCGTCAGTTGGACGGGGCGGTAGGGGAAGGCGGTTGCCATGGTGGGCTCCTTGGGATGGGCGATGGGGGGATCGGACCCCTTCGATGATTCCAGTATCGCCAGAGTTGACCGGGAATCAACCCCCAAACCGTGCTTTCCTGCGAAGTGTGATCTTCATCACACCTTCTTTGGATTCAGGAAGCAGCCCTTGCCTTCCAGGTGGGGACGGATATGCGCCCGGAACTGATCGGGTATGTTCGCCCCCCAGCCGGGCGCTAACACACACTTGCAGGATGGACAGACATAGCCCCAGTAGCCGGGGCGGAACTGCCGGTAGTAGTGGACCAGATCGGGCGGGACATGGAAGTCATCCTCCACCATGTTGGGCGGGTTGCACCCATATGCCCCAGGATCATCCAGCGGGGGTTCGGTCGGGAAGTTGGTGGTCATTTGAACCTCTGATCCTTGAGGCCGGTCACGACGACCAGCGGGTTATCACCGCAGAGGCGGCTTACGAGACGGGCGCCGTAGAACTCAATCAGGCCGCTCATGTCAAGGTTGGTGGTGTAGAAGGTCGGAGCCTCCCGGCGGTAGCGCTCATCCACCACGACATCTAGCTGCGAGGCGGCGAAGTCCTCCACGTAGGAACCCTTAATGCGCTCCGAGCCCAGGTCGTCCAGGAACAGGATGTCAGCCTGGATCATGGCATTCATGGTGGTCTCCACGAACCCGTCAACGGTTGCCCTAGCCCGGAGAAGAGCCACGGTGGAAGGCCAGGATCGCCAGTGGAGCCCTGCGGCCCCTGGGAAGGGGTTGGGTCCCCCGCCCTCGTTCACGCGGGCCACTTCCCGCGCATGCAAGTGCGCTCGGAGGATCGCGGCCATCGCGGATGTCTTGCCAGCGCCCGTGCCCTCGCCACCGATGCCAAAACCCGCCTTGGGCGGCTTGCCCTCCAGCATGGCCTTGACGGCCTCGATAGGGAGCGCCCGCTTGATCTCCACCGGGATCTTCCCGACTTCCGACCGGGCTTCGCGGGGACTCATGCCAGCATCCATGCAGACGCCCCAGCTCCAGGCGCCGATATTCTCCAGGTATTCAGCCTTGCGCTTCGCCTGCCATGCCTGTTCCTGGCAGTAGCCGCAGACCAGCTCACCAGGTTTCTTCCGGTCGGGCCCCATCGGGTTCTGACAGACCGGACAGGGTGTGGCCTCCGGCGTCATTGAGTTGGGCCTTGAGGGCGGCATCCCGCCTAGCGTGGCGATGGGTCGCAACATGGTTGGCTCCTTGGTTGGTGATGGATGGTTTCGCGCTATCCTGGGCACGGCTTAGCCAGTTGGTGGTGAATCTCCCCATGCCGACGTAGGTTTTCCCCCGCTTGGGGTTCTGTTCAAGCCATAGCCTCATTCGCTTGGCCTCAGCCAGCGGGTCAAGACCTGGATAGGCATCTTTCCAGTCGTCGAGAAGGGCCTGAGTCACGGGCCACTCCTTCAGCCCCTTCCCAACGCATGGGAGGACCACCACCGCCGGGCCGGATGGCGGCTTGGCCGCCTCCGGGCATGTAGTTCTCTTTTGGTCTTGGTCTTGGTCTTGGTCTTGGTCTTGGTCTTGGTCTTGGTCTTGGTCTTGGTAGGGCATCGCTCGGGCATCCCCACGGGCATCCCCACGGGCATCCCGCTCGTCCTGTTTAGGCCAGCGAGCGGCTCCACCTCGGGCGGCCTTTATACGTTGGGCCTCATAGAACCCCATCACCTGTTCCCACTCTCTGACCAGGTAGGGGATGCCGGTCCTCCCCGGCTGGTCGGGGACTGGCTTCAGCTTCGGCCACTTCGCCAGCATGTCATCCAGCTCATCCGGGGTGCAGCGGGCCAGCCATGCCAGCTTCCGGCGGTCATCTGGCAGGGTGCCACCCTTGGCCCATTGGTGGAGCATGAGAAGGAAAACGGAGCCCCATTCCTCACGGCTAAGGTTCTCGTAGTCCTCATCCATGAGCAAATGCCTTGGGAACACCCGGAAATAATCTGCCCGTTCAGGTCGGTCCATCTTGCAGTGTGTCATGCCCACTCCGGGCAGGGTCCCCCTCGCCGGTGGTCGCGTCCGGAACACCCTGCGGTCTGTCCGGTCACTGGCGGGGGGGATGTCGAGAACTCGTCCGGGGCATCCTGCGCGATTCAGGCCCGGTCCTTTCAGTCTAGGACGTTCCCACCTGGCGTCAACCCCCCCTTCCCCAGTGGGGCGTCCTCCAGCATCATCACCAGGTGGGGCTTCTCTCCCTTGCTCAGCGGGCGCTGTTCTACGATCAGGTCCAGGTGGGGGGCATCATCCTCCAGAATCAGGCCGTGACCAATGCGCCGTCTGGTCCAATGCTGGCCCGCCTTCTTGCCGGTCTTGTAGTAGCCCTCTTCATGCTTCGGGGGGCGAAGAACGTCAATGACCGGCTTCATGCTGGCATAGAGGTTGTCACGGTCCAGGGTGCCACGACCGAACCGGATCAGGGTCAGCCGACGCCTGCATTCGGCCCTGGGTATATCCATGAAGCCGGGGGCCGCCCGGATGAGCCAGAACCACTCATGCAGGAGACGACCATACACCGGCCACGCCATGCGCTTGATGACATTCCCGCTGGGTGGAACCTTTGGGATGGTAAGACTCCAGGTCATGGCCGGGGCTCCAGGGCATAGGTGGTCACACCCGTCACCCGGTCACGGCTCAGGATCTCTATGGCATAGCCTGCGCCCCGGAGGTCGTGGATGCGGGCGCCGAACCGCTGGGCGATCCGCATGAGGTCGGAGTTACTGGCCGGGCCTTCCTTCAGCCGGGCCAGGATCGCCTGACACTGGCGCGAAAGCCGAGGTTCTTCCTCTGTGCCCCGGACCTTGGGGTCAGCCAGCCGGAACAGCGGGAGGTCTTGGGTTTCGTCAGGCATGGTTCCTCCTTCTGGAACGGCCCTGGGGGGGCATGGTGGTCCCCAGGGCCGTCATCATGGCGGGATCAGTCGAGAGGCCCCCCTTCCGGGCTCCAGGTGCCCGTAGCGTCCTGCTCGGGCTCGGGAGGGGCGGCAGGAGCCGAAGTCTGGGAGACGGCCTTCAGGGCATCCTTGAGGCCGCTCTTGCCCGGCTTGGTGGCGGGCCGCTTCTCGTCCTGCGGGGCTCGGGACTCCATGACCTCCCTCCAGGTGGTTTCCCCGTCACGGATGGCAGAATAGAGCGCCCGGAGATCAGCCAGTTCCTTTGGACTGAGAACGTCGCCCTTGTGCCCCAGGAATTCCTTGATCTGTTCGGCGCTGACCCCCAGCCCGGAGAAGCTGTCGAACAGCCTGCGCTTGGCGGCATCGGGATCTTGCGCGTCCCGCGTGTTCAGGGTGCGGAGCACTTCATCCATCGCCTCGTCCAGCAGATCGCCGGGGATCAGCCGCAGACCCAGGGTGCGGACCGCCTTGCTGATGAGCGCCCCCTGTTTGTTGAGGATGTCATCATCCGTGGCCTCCAGGATGTAGAGGGTCTGCCCCCTGGAGTTGAGCCGGGTCTTGAGGGGGACTTCGCCGGTCTTGAGCGACAGGCGCTCAATCGTCTTGGTGATCGTCACGTCCTGGCTGTAGGGCACATTAGCTTCCAGGTCCGTGACCATCACCCGGACGATGCGCTTCTCCACATTGTCGAAGACCGTCATTGTTTCGACGGTGATGTTGGTCATGCAGCGGATGGCAGCCTCCGCGAACCGAATGCTAGGGCCTTCTACGCCCTTGCCGATGGGCTTCCGGTAGCGGGCCACCTCCGCGAAGGACGGGCGACGGCATTCTTTGAGCAGGCGTTCCCGGACCATGTCGAGGTCACGGGGGCGGTTGATCGCCATGAGGTAACGGGCCTCAATCATTGACCGCGCCTGGGTAGCCAGGGCGGATGTGGCGGTTTCGTCCGGGGCGGTCATCACCCCTGCCGGCGGCTGGTAGGTGTTGAGATTGTCGCTCATTCGGCCTCCTTGAAGTTGAAGAGGAACCGGCGAGAGCCGGTCTTGGTGGTGGTGAACTTCCGGACGATTTCCGGTGTGGCGCCCAATTCGGCGGCTACGGCCTTCCAGTCCGTGCTGGAGCTATCCTGGGCCTTCTTCCAGGTGCATACCCCGGCGATGCCTGCGCTTTCGCCGATGATGCCCTTCAGGATGTTCTCCAGCCGGGCTTGCTCTGTTTCGACTTCCTTGGCGCGGGCTCGGACCTCGGCTAGCCGCTTGGCGGCCTCCAGCGCTTCGGGCGTAGCGGGGAGGATCAGGTCCGAGTTCTTCTGGAACCGGCGGGTCAGATACTCGGTCGTGGCCTTAGAGCCGTCAACCTCGGGCGGGATGCCCTGGACGATGTGGCGCTCCCACCATGCCTCCACCTTCTCCAGGATCATGCTTTCTACCTCCATGTCCCGGTAGAGTGTGAATACCTCCAACTGCTGACCGCTGAACAGGACGGCAAGGTCTGCGGTCGGCGTGTCGGTCACGTGCATCTGGACCGCAAGCTGGCAGGCATAGTAAATCGGGATGATGTCAGACCCAGCCTCGCCAAAGTCCTGCTGATTCTTCCATCGGATGTTCTTTGCATCCACCGGGCGCTGGTCGCCATCCGCCCATCGGGCGTCCAGGCTGGCACCGAGCACCTTGACGACCGGACTCTTCAGGAACTCGTAGGGGTTGGCGAAGGTGATCGGGTGGCCCACATGGTCGGCATAGCCTTCCAGGATGGGGCGTTCAAGGCGTCGGCCCCATGCCATCTGGGGATTGTCGGATGCCTCGGTCATGCCGCGCTTGTTCAGCCAGACCTGCATGGGGCTGGACCACTTCGACAGGCCCAGGATAGCGGCGACATCTGTGCCGCCGATGGCCTTCCGGCGTTCCTCCAGCCAGCCGTTGCGACGCTGTTCCATAGTCTCCTGGGGCTGGGCCTCCATGGCGCCGAACATGGAGGTAGTGGCGGATGCCGTGGCCTTCACCAGCAGTTCATCGCTCATCGCTCGCCCCCGCTTTCTTCAGGTCGTCAGGCTTCAGTTTGCCCTTGGCCAGTTTGAGGATCTCGGTGGCGTGGTCCAGCGTCGGCTGGGTCCGGCCATTCTTCCAGAGGGTCACTGCGCTAGGGTGTACGCCGAGACGTCGGGCGAGAGCCCGCGTCCCGTACGCCTTGATCCAGGCGCCGAATTTGCTGAGTGTTGGTTGGTCCATTCCTGCCTCCATGTTTGCGGCCAGTGTTGGCCGTTGGTCCATGCTCTCAGTTTATGCACCGTTGATTGTGGCGCAACACTTTGTTTATCTCCGCTGCACACATTGTGACCTTCATCACACAGACACGCGGACACAAGAAAACGCCCGGCCCACCATGAGCCGGGCGCCCACTCCACCCTCACCGCCGTGAGGAGCCGTCACGGCACGCGGGCGGGTGATGGCCTCATCAGAACCGAATGCCGACCCGGATGAACCCGGCCAATGTGGTGCGGCCACCCGTCACCAGGGGTTCTCGCACTTGGTAGAGGTCGGCTCCAAGGCGGAGGAACCCGGCGTCCCGCTCGATCCAGGCGCCGAAGGTTCTGTCAGCAGGGTTCCAGCTTGGCCCGACTGCCCACTTCAGAACCCGCTGGGGCGCCGCCGCCTCCACCGGGATGTCCACCCCACCCACGACCACGCCGTCAGGGCTGGATGCCACCACGCGGCGGGATTGGTCAGGCATCCTCACGAGGGTGAGATCCACACGGACGGGCGGGCACGGCCTATTTGGTTCCAAAGCAACGGACCCGGAAGGGGGAAGCGAAGCAGGAGGGACGGGCTGGCTTGGCTGCACCACCACCTGGACGATGCGCTCCACCTTCGCGCCCTTGGGCACGGCCTGAGCTGGTTTCGCGTCCTCCTGCGGCTTGCGCTCCAGCACCAGGCTTCCGTCCTGCTGGCGCACCGGCGGGGCATAGATCTCCGGCTTCGGGGTCTTCGGCCTCCACAGCATCCATCCTGTCCCGAGTCCGGCCCCGAAGATCAGAGCGCAGGCGATCAGTCCTTTCTGAGCGTCTCTCACGGCTGGTCCCCCTTCGGTGGTTCCGGTGCACTGGAGCCCCTTTTGAACAGGCCGCCGGTGATGGCGGTGAGGAAAGCGCTGAAGGCCAACACTAGGTTGCCGTCCCGTGGGCCGGTGTAGAACCACCACGTCAGCCAACCTGCGGCGGCGATGAGCCCCACGCCATAGGCGGCCAGGTTGACCTCTAGGGTGTGATCCTGGCTGTCGAAGGCCCGCCCAAGGCCCAGGCGCGGCCTCAACTTCTCCAGGAGATCAGCCAGCCATGTCATGGCGTCACCGTCAGTGTGTCATTGGGTCCGGGTGTGAGGTCGTGAATCTTCAGACGCCCAGCGAAAGGAACCACGCAGCAGCCCTGGGACTCCTGCCCCCTGCGGGCGGGGTCCAGACTTGGACCGTGGATGAAGAAGCCATCACGCCCGAAGGTCTCCCCGGTGATCTGGGTCAGGGGCGCCACCATCCGCCCCAGGTGAGGATGGTTCTGCCAGGGGCCGATGCGGTAGATTCCCTGCGGTAGCGGCCCCACGTTGTGGACGTGCTGCATGGCGGGGTTGCACTTGCCCTCCCCGTTCCCAGCCCACCCCTGAGCAACGTGTGTGCCGTCATCCCTAGTCACCAGGCCGGTGGACTGGCTGAAGTTCAGGTTCATCGGCCACCTCCAAATTTCAGTGGGCAGTTCTCGGTATGGTACTGAATCTCCGTGCGGAGTTCGTTCCGGGTGTCCCGCAAATCATCCTTGGTGGCGTAATCCCGGGCCATCGTGCTATCGAGCTTCGCCACGGTGGCGCTTAGGCTCCCGATGGTGGCGTTCAGTGAGTCAATGGACAGGCGGAACTGGCTAGCCACACGCTCCAGGGCGCGGGTGAAGCTATCCCTCGCTTCTTTCAACGCGGCTTCATGGTCCAGCCTATTCTGATTGACCGCCTTCCACAGTTTGTCCTTTGATGTGACCTCCCGCCAAATGAAGGCAGCGAGGGCCGTCCCCAGGACAGCCACCAGTCCGCGCATGGCATAGGTTTCGAAGTCTGTGCCCATGTGTGCCCTCGGTGCTTTCTGCATGGTGCCCTCCACGGGCGTCCTAGTCCAGGGTCTTGATATTGGAACTCACTACCGTGGCCGGGCCGGGAATCCACCGGCAAGGGCAACTATGACACCGCCGTGGTCAGATCAGCCTTGACCCCGGCCACGCCAATGAGCCGTTGGAACGCTTGGTCGAAGTTCATGTAGTGATCCTGTTAAGAACCAAGGTTGGCTGTGAGAGAAGTGACATTGGGTCCCTTCACTTGGGTATCCACCGGCAAATCAGTTATGAAACACTGGGGCTACACCCACGGCGTTACCTCTACTCCAAGATACACGGAGGGAGTTGTGATGGCTGAGGCCGTGTTGTTCTGGAAGATGAGATAGATAGCTTGGTTATACATGAGTATTGGAGCACTGGCTGAACCTACATTCCCCAGAGAAGACGAAAGGGTGTAAATTCCGACCCCGCCAGAACCAACGGCTATAGAGACATCTGGGGCACTCATACCCGCAAAGCTCATTTTTTGACCGACAGCTAGTGATCCAGACACGACCGATGTCACCGTTAGGGTTGTTCCAACAATGTAGCCGTAGAAAGTGGCCTGATTAACCATCTTACCGAAGTAGGAAATCTGATAATTCCCGGCATATTGGGGAGTGATTACTACCGAGGCATATTGGAAGGGTGGCCAAATCGAGCACGGGATAACAGACTGAGTCTGACTTCCTGAGTTGATGGTAGACAGGGTGGCTGAATAGAAGAAAAACCAACGGCCAACGGCTGTTCGCTGGCTCCCCGGGGGGTTCTCGGTCAGCCAGAACGAACATCCAGATGAGATGGTCCAGTTTGGGGGCGAGAGCTGCAAGTTTATGCTGTTATCACATTGACTGGCTATTCCACGGGCATTCGTTGCAACCACCACCGGAGTTGCTAACGCTCGGCAAGTTTCAAGTGTGCTGGAGGAGAAGCCACTGGAAATATTCCAGCCGTTCTTGCCAGGACGCGCTGATCCAACATAAATACTCTCAAATTTGCTGATGACGATCTTCTGTGGGGCACCATTCCCTAATGTCACAGAGGAAGCACCTGATCCGCTTGTTCCCAGGACATCTTCCAGGTACATGTCCTTAAAACTGCTGGAGTTTGATTCGTAGACTACGAAATCGTTGAGAACCTGCTCAGTGTGAACACCAGAAACGGACATCGCATCGCCGTCTACGATGAGCCCACGGGTGGAGTATGTCATCCGCAAGTTGCTGATGGTGGAGGCGTTACCATTGATCCAGTTAACGCAGTCTCCGCAGTACTGAGCATGGAGGTTGCTAAGGGTAGTCCAGTATGGCGCAACGGCAAGAATCCCAGTACCGAGTCCCGTGAAATCCACGGTATCAATAGAATTGAGACCTTCGCGCGTGTAGGCAAGACCGATCAGGTTATCTACGGGAGCAGCGGAGGCATTCCCAGGCATGTAGCGCGTCCCAGACATGCTGGCTTGGCTTATGCACGTGAGTCCTCGGATGAAAGCGCTCCCAAAGCTGCCAGTGAGGTTGTATTCAAGCATCGCCGCAGGCGCAGTTGCTGGAGGAACCCAAGCCGTGGCAGCTACTAGGACCGCGTTCGTATCGAAATCGAAGCTGATAGATTGATAGTTGTTCTGGTTGTAGGTCTGGTTCGCGCTGTCTGGCGCAAGGCCCGGTGTTGTCGCCGTGCAGGCTTCTGCCCCGATAGTTCCGGGTGAGGTGCTCAAGGTGAAGGGGCCAGTGCCACTGAGGATTGTGGTTCCAGCAGAGACCCCGGCTGCTGTGATGATGTCACCCACCCGAGGGACGCCATAAGTGGTCGTCACTACGGTCATCTGGTTCGCGTTGAAACTACAGGTGCCCGAGAAGTTCAGCCCTCCCATATCAGCGGTGCGGCGGATCATGGTGGAAAATTGGGCGGGGGTGTAGATAGATGCCCCGACGTGGATGGTCCCGCTGATCAGGTAAAACCCATGGGGGAACCAGAGCGTTCCGCCACGAAGCAGCATGGCATTGACTGCCTGCTGGATCGGAGTAGTTACATCAACCTGTAGTGTGCCCGCCTGAACATCAGCGATCTGATCTGCTGTGAACCAACGGAAGACGCTGATAGATTCCGTATTGACCTGACTCTGCGTCGTTGCCACCGCCCCAGTGAACGGTGCGAGATAGCCCACCATCTCCGCGCCCTGGCCGGGGCCGGTGCCCGAGATGGCCGCGTAAGTGATTTCCCCAGGGTCACCCTTCTGGATGAGCCTGACGACGATTTGGGGTGGGTAATTGACGATCGCGGTAATGGTGGATGGAAGGCTCATTGCACCACCTCGGGCGTGATGACTGCGGTTCCCTCAAGGACTCGCGTGATATTCCCGCCGGTCCAACTGCTGTCGGTGATCTCCAGGCTGTAGGGCGCCTTGTAGCCGGTCTTAATGACCTGATTCCCAGCGCCGTCGAAAGCAACAAAAGTGGGGACCAGAGACGGGTCCAAAGCTGCGATGGGGATGGCCTTCGTCTGCGCAGCCGTTGCGGCGATGGTGATGGTCCCTGCGGTGCCGCCCATGGTGATCCCTCCCAGTCCCGCATTGTCGAGGGATAACACCGGGGAGGCATCCCCGATATGCCCCCTCACCTGGAACTTGGCCGAGTAGCCAGTCAGATCGACATTGGCCCCAGTGGAATCCTGGAGATTAACCACGAGGTTCAGGTTGGCCCCGACCTCGATGAGTATATTTGCTTGTGCGGCTGGCATGATTGACTCCTATGTGGCGCCGATCCCGAAAGTTGAATTACACATAGAAACTTGGTGCCTTCTGTTTGGTTCCCATCCCAGTGCTTTGGTAATGCAGATCGACATATGTCACAAAAGGTTCATTGGGTGATCCTCCAGTAATGGTCGGGATACCAGTTACGGTCATGCACCCAAGGATCAAACCATCTGGTTCGATGATTGCGGTATCAAAGAGCGTTGATGATCCGCCCGAAGATGACCACTGGACCTCGTCAATTCGGTGAATGTACTGCGGCGTAGTGGCGATATCAACTGTTGGGTAGGTAATAGTAACGGTTTTCTCGGCAGGGAAAATGGCCTGGTTGTGGCCTTTCGCGTAGGTGGATGCGATTGAGGCGACCATATTGCCTGAAATGGCTGTCCCGTTGTGGCTCCAATGAATGTGGATGAAAAGATCAGTTCCGGGAACATAATCGTGCGGGATATGGAATTGAAAATCCATCTTGTCGTTTACGGAGTAGGAGTACTGTCTTCCTGCGCCTCCACGAAATACGTTTAGTGTCGGGCTATTAGTTCCCCCTGGGTCAGGGCGCATGTCACCGATCAAATCGCGCCATGGGAAAGTGGGAGCCGCTGTGTCAATCTTAATCCCAATGCCTGATGTTTTCGGTAAGATCAATCCAGCGGTGGCAGTGAGGGTTGTCACATTCACAGGACCATGGTTTCCGGTCCATCCCCCAGGTGGAGCCGCCTGCGATGATGTGCCCGTGATGGAGCCCCATAGCAGGGCTGTGCCGCCGACAACATCCGTCAGGGTTCGCGTGGCCGATGATGGCGTTGAAGTCATGCCCCAGTCTGAGTTAGGCATATATGGCCCTCACAGCGGCATTCACGGTGGCTAGGTCTGCGGGCGGCGCGAATGATTTAATGCAACGGCGAACCGATGGATTAACCCGCATAGGCGTGAACAGATAAGTAGAAGCATCGTTTGCGTCCGATCCGGTATATGCGACCACATCGAAACCAATGATCTGACTTTCAAGGGGAACAGGGAACGACCAATTGATATCGGCCCAGCGGGGGTCCACGATGGCCGGACCCCCTGTTGATCCACCAGTCGGGATGGTGCTTCCAGTTCCGCCATCATCAATCGGGGTATTGATCATGACTCGCTCCTACGATGTGGGTCTGGTGGTGGTGATGGCGATAGTGACGCCGTATGGGGCCGGGCGGGCTTGTAATTCAGGCGTGAAGGTGTAGGCCGTCTCGGCGCTGATCTGCCTCAGCCCGCCGCCCCATTGGTTGTACGAGACGAGCTTCACATAGAGCATGACGCCAACCTGCGCCGCCGGGATGGCGTAGCGGAAGACGTTCGAGTCGCACTTCACCCAGGCCGCGCCGGACGCATGGCTGCCCGGTGAGGTGCCGTAGAGCCCGCGGTAGAGTCCGGTCAGGTTGTATGTGTTCGTCCCCGTGAGCGTGGCAGTCTGGAAGCTAATCATCTCCCCGTCCACCCAGAGCAGGTTCAGGCCCGCTGCCGCGCTGGCATTGTCCACACTGGAGAGCGCACCACCGTTGGGGATAGTGACGGAGAGGGTGTTGGTGTTGTCTTGGGCCATCCCGCCGGTATAGGCCGCAAGCGCGGCGGTGAGGGTGCCATATCGGCATGGGTTGGTGATGTAGCCCGCCTTGGCATAGGTCGTCCCCGTGGTGCTGACCCACACCTCGCAGCCGCCCCAGATCGGTCCACCAGCAGCCGCAAGTGTGACCTCCGGGCCGCCACTCTGTGACCAGAGGGCGGGACTGTCAAAGATGACCGGGGCAGCCGCCGGGCCAGGGTCAGCGTTCACATTGGGAGACGTGCCAGATGGGGTCTGGACCGTGTAGGCCGTGGCGGTGGCCACGCCGAAGGGCCACTCTTCAGCGGTGACGGTGATGCCGTTCTCTTCACTGCTCTCGTCGGGTATATCAACGCTGAGGATGCGGACTACCTTCCGCGTAAAGCCAATGATGGGGTCCGTGAGTGTTACCAGGTCCATCGGCTCCAGCAGGAAGTAGCGCCAGCCGAGGTTGAAGGTGTACTGATTGCGGACGTAGACATTCCGTTGGGCCTTAATTGTGCTGATGGCCTGCGCCACGCTAGCCCGAGTGATCATATGTAGGCTGAGGGGCTGGGCCTTCTTCAGCCCGTTGACGGCCACGTCCGTCGGCTCGGGAACATCCACCACACTCACGTTGTAGCCCGTCAGTCGGTCCCAGTACTCGACCGGCACGGAATTGTAGACATCCTGGTTTGAGACGCGGGTGATCGTGATGGGACTCTTGCCGGTAGCCTTCCCATCCTTCCCTACCACGCCAAGAAAGTCGTCATAGGTCAGGTCGTACAAAGGTGCCGTGTTGGGCGTGTAAGTAGCGCCGTTTGCGGTGATGGGTGAGTCACCGTAGGGGACCACGTTCAACACCATGGACGCCGCCCCGGAATGCCAAACCGTCTCGCTGTTCGTGGCGTCGAGGATGTCTTGAAGGTGGGACCGCATCGGCTTCTGAGTGTTGAAGGCGGGAGACAGAACAATGCCCGCCGCCTGGCAATAGGTGGCATAGCTGGCCGCACCAGTCACAAGGTCGCCGATCTTCGCCTGGTCCCATGTGGCACCGTAGTAGGCATTGGAGAGGGCATCCACCACGATGTCTGAGGGCTTCGCATCATAGGCGGCAGGGGCGGCGGGGTCCTGCTGGGTGGCGGCTAGGGCGATGACCTCGAAGGAGTGGTTCTTCATGGCGCCGGATGACCCAAGGTCCGCCGTAGCATTGCAGACTAGGGCCATGCCGCTGTATCCACAGGCGAAGGTCGGGTGGTTCGAGGTCAGATAGCTCCAGGGCGTTTGAGTGCGGGTTCCAGAAATGAAGGTGAAGCCGAACCCGGACAGACTCCCGAGGTCTTTGTCACGCCAGACTTGGTTGATGCTGGTGACGGGGCCTTCACAGAGCGCCAGCATCACGCAGGCTGTGTAAGTATAGGTCGTGCTGGTCTGGGTGCTACCGCCGCCCCCCTTGCCAACGGTGGTGCTGGTCGTGTGCGGGATCGCAGTGAAGTCTGCGTAGTAGATCAGGTTCCCTGGCACACGGGTAGTCCCATAGACCACGGGGATGACGCCGCCATAGCTGGATGTCTGGAGCTGCATCCCGGCTAGGACCTGCTCCGAGGTGCTGGTGCTGTGTCCACCACCAAACAGTCCGCTCATCAGATGCCTCCCCAGGGCGACCAGAACCCAGCCTGGGCCTCGCGCAGGACGGTGTTCCGCTCTCCCTCGTCCAACACCACGCCCAGCCGGATGTAAGCATGGATGATCTGAGGCCAGGCGATGACAATGGCGCCATGACTGATGCACCTGCCGAAGCGGTAGAGCACGATGTCACCCGGAAGTCCTACGTCCACCTGGTGGGCATGGGCCGCAACCAAGCCAAGATACCGTTCCCCGTCCTGGTGCATGTGCCAGTCGGGGGGGTATTCATCGGGGGTTACGTGGGGCATGACGCCCGCCTGCTCATAGACCTCAGCTAGCAGCATGCCGCAGTCCACCCCTGCGCCCTTGATGCGGGCCGCGTGATGATAGGGTGTGCCGAGCCAGGTCAGTGATTCCTGCACTACGGCTAGACGCTGAGCCTGCTCATCCAGGGGGCGATCCTGGATGAGTGCATGGG